ATCATATTCTTATCGGTGAGACTGCAATACGTCACAACCAACATCAAAACAGATTGTATTTGGATGCTGATTTTCAAACAGACTTTGTTGATGGAGATTATATCATCATTGAGTGTTATCGTGCAATTGATCCTGCTACATATTCTGATGTTTACAACGATATCTTTTTGAAGAAGTACACGACACAACTTATCAAGAAACAATGGGGTGCAAACCTTTCCAAGTTCCAAGGTATTCAGATGTTGGGTGGAGTTGCTCTTAATGGTGAACAGATTTACACGCAGGCTCAAGAAGAGATTGATAAATTGGAAGAACAGATTCAACTTGCATACGAACTGCCTCCAATGCATATGATAGGGTAAGTTATGCCAACAAACGTATATTTTGATACAGGTACGAAACCAGAACAAGCGCTCTATGAAGATTTGATGATAGAGCAATTGCGTATCTACGGGCAGGATGTTTATTACATTCCTCGTAAGATGGCTGGTACTGATACTATTTGGCAAGAAGATATTAGTTCTTCTTTTGAATCTTCATATCTTATTGAAATGTACATGGAGAACTTAGATGGGTATGAGGGTGAAAAAGAACTCATGTCTAAGTTTGGTTTAGATATACAAGACGATGCAACATTCATTGTTGCAAGAAGAAGGTGGGAACAATTTGTTTCGATAGATAATAATGTAATTGTTTCATCACGGCCGAATGAGGGAGACTTGGTTTATTTTCCAAAAGGAAACAAACTATTTGAAATCACATTTGTAGACCATGATGATCCATTCTATCAGGTACAGAATCTACCTACATATAAGCTCAAATGCAAAACTTTTGAATATGCATCTGAGGTTATCGACACAGGTATTGCAGAAATTGATGCCATTGATGCTGACAATTCTTTGGATATGATGCAACACCAAATTACTTTGGAAACCGCTACTGGTACTGGTTCACTAATTTTAGAGAATATAGTAGAGAGTGCTGCGGCGTCCTATATAATACTAGAAACTTATAATATCGCACTGATTGATGAGAATTCACAAAATGATGACTTTGAACTTGCAGATGACAATATATTAGACTTCACTGAATCTAATCCATTCGGTGATGCTGGGATGAAATAACTATGATTGGACAATATTTTTATAATCAATCCACACGAAATGTTGTGGTAGCATTTGGTACTCTTTTCAACAATATTCAGTTGACAAAGAAAGATGCGAGCGGCGCTACTATTCAGGCAATGAAAGTTCCTCTTGCGTATGGGCCTAAACAAAAGTGGTTGGCAAGACTGACTGAAGACCCCAACCTTGCAAAAAAGGTTGCAGTAACTTTACCTCGTATTGGTTTTGAGATTTCTGGTATAACATATGATGCGACTAGAAAACAAAACAAAGTAATTAAGGTGAAGAAGGTTGCAGACGGAGCTGACAACGAACAAGTGAAATCAGGATTTATGCCTGTTCCATATAACGTGGAGTTTGAACTGTTTATCATGTCAAAGAGTTCAGATGATGCACTACAAATTGTAGAACAGATTCTTCCATACTTTCAACCAGAGTACACAGTAACTTTAAGAGAGAGCCCAGACTTGGATATCATTCGTGATGTTCCAATCGTACTCAATAGTATCTCATATGAAGATGACTATGAGGGTGACTTTACAAGTAGAAGGAGTGTTATCTACACTTTGTCTTTTACTGCAAAGTACTACTTGTACGGCCCAGTAACATCGCAAAATGTTATTCGTACTGTACAGGTTGATCAGTATGCGAATATGCCTGTCAATGCACCTTCAAGAGAACAAAGATATACTGTTACACCGAATCCATCTAATTCTACAGCAACAGAGTTTGACCCTGATGATGATAACTTTGGATTTAATGAAACATCATCTTTCTTTGAAGATGCGAAAACTTATGACCCTAAGACGGACACAGACGTATAAATAGTAAAAAGAATTTAGGAAAAAGATATGGCGAGTACATTACAAGTAAATGAGATAAAACACACTGGTGGAACTAGTGCAATGACTCTTAGTAGTGCCGGTGTTGTAACAGAACCAACAAAACCATCATGGAAAATATCTATGTCTGCTCAAACGCTGACTGGAAGCACTTGGACATTGATGAATGCTAATTCAGCAGTATATAATATTGGCAATCACTATAATACCACCACGAAAACATTCACTGCTCCAGTAGCTGGTACTTATTATATTTATGGTCAATGGTTTGGTTCTGTTAGTTCTAATCGTGGCATTGTAGCATTTTATAAAAATGGCAGTAGATTTTTTGAAAGTTTAACGGTAGGTTCTACTTCAAACGGTGGTATTTCTTATCAGGGATGTACTACAGTTCAATGTGCAGCAACGGACACACTTCAATGGTATGGTTATCACGAACAGGGTAGTGGTGTAGCAGTAAATACAAACTCCAATTTGTCTCATTGGGGTGGATTTTTAATAGGATAACAGAAAATGGCAATTAGAAAAATCATATCAAGAAGTATCGGAGTAGATGTTATCGCTGCAGAAGATTTGGCGAACAACTCTATTACGACTGCTGAAATCACAGACGGTGCAGTAACACAGGCAAAACTTGCCGTTGGAGCCGGTGGTGTTGGTGCATTCTTAGGAGACAATTCATCTGGTGCTTTGCGTGGTGACACGACAAACGGTAAAAAAGATATTTTCAGAGTTCACGAACAAGAACTAAACACAAACGTAACAATACCATCAACGGACAATGCTCTTGCAGCAGGCCCGTTGAGTATTGCATCTTCTACCACTCTCACTGTTAGTGGTAACTTGACAATCGTATAGGGGATAGAGAATGGCATCAACATTAACAGTAGACAACATCGTAGGGGCAACCGCAGCTGCGAATGTTAAGTTGCCTGCTGGTGCAGTTGTACAAGTACAAAAAGATATTAGGTTTGGGGTAAGTAGTCATCTTTATAATGGTACTGCAACATCCTTTGCAGCTAGTGGATTAGAGATTACAATTACACCAAAATTTAATAACAGTATAATTAAAGTAGAAACATTTACTTCAATGTGCGAAGCGCAAGGTAGTAGCGCTGCCTTTGAAGTTGCACTATATCAACAAATTGGGAGTGGGTCGTATGCAGTAGTTCCTGCTTCTGGTACTGGTACTGGTTATAGTGGTGCTAACATATATACTATGGGATATTCACACGCAGACTATAATCCATTCTCACCAATGAACACAGTGTATTTTCATACTTGCACAAGTTTAGATGTATTAAAATTTCAACCATATGTTAAGTGTAGTTCTGGAACTGCTAGATTCTGTCATCAATATGGATCTGCTGGAATAATTGCCACGGAGATATCACAATGAGTACTTTATTCGTAAACAATCTAAACACTGCAAGTGGTACAACAATTACAGTTCCTACTGGTAAAAGACTTGTTGGTACTGATAGTTCATCTATTGTTGCGCCAGGTATGATAATACAGACGGTTACAAATGTTTTTAATACGCAAGTCTCAAAAGCTTCTACGTCAATGGGTACAACTGGACACTCTGCAACTATTACTCCGAAATTTAGTAATAGTAAAATCTTGATTCATAATTCTGGAACAGCGTATAATGAGGGTAACAATGTTCACCAATATAGAACTGTTTATAGGGGTAGTACAGATTTAGCATCAAGTGCTGAAGGTTTAGTATTGTGTTCTGCTGGTACATCTAGTACAGGACGTTGGAATTATATAGGATTTGATCATTTTGATAGTCCAAGTACAACTGGTGCTACAACTTATACAATCTATTATAGAGGTAATAGTACAAATGAAAATGTATATTATTCTTATGGTACAAATTATCCACAAGTTTTGACTTTGCATGAAATTGCACAATAAAATGAATAAACAGGAGAAAAAATAATGGCAAATGTAGGAAACGCATTAAGCGCCCTTGGTGTCACAGAGTGGGTTCTTAGAGGCGAACCAAAAAACGCAGACGAATTTGGATCTATGTTCCGTAAGGTAACAGGAACAGATGAAAATGGATCTGCAATCGAATCAGATAACTCTTCTGATTGGGGTGTTACTTGGGATGAAGTCAATAAAAAGTTACAAGACTTGACTGCGGCAGAACCAATGAAAGAACTTCGTGCAGAACGAGATAGATTAATCGCTGCAACCGATTGGTGGGCAAGTTCAGATCTAACTATGACAGATGCACAAAAGTCTTATAGACAAGCACTTCGTGATATTACAAAGGATTATGATTCTTTGGATGATGTCAAGTGGCCTACTAAACCGTAAGGTTATGAGATGTCAAACCAGACTGATATTTTAGATAATGTATTGGGGATTGCAGAACCAGAGGCGATGGCGGTAAAAGATATAACACCACCAAAACCAGTTCTTGTTCCCGAAACAAAATTGAATGATGAGGACATAGATAATGATTATAAATATCAGAGAGA